CCAACCGCCGCCACAGACGTGGACGCTGTGCTTGACCAGCGCGGCTCACGCTACGGCAAGTTCAAAGACCACGCAAAGATCACGCAAAACATGTTCAAGATGTTTGTGGCCCACATGGGCAACAGAAAGTTCTGTGGCATGGGTGATGATCAGCAAGAAGCACTTCACATGATCTTTCACAAGCTGGGCCGCATAGCCAACGGCGACCCCGACTACGCTGATAGCTGGGTGGACATCGCTGGCTACGCAAAGCTCGTGGCTGATCGCTTGGAAGGGGTGGAGCGATGAAATTTTTACTGCCAATCCTTTTCTACCCGCTGACGTATTTATCTGCGGCGTTCATTAACTGGAACCTCGATGCGGGCGCGTGGTCTGAGATGGCGCGTTTCCTCACTGTTGGGGTGGCAACGTCGATCGCCGCGCTGTCGATGCCAATTCTCATGGAGGTCTAATGAAATTCCGCAAGAAACCCGTGGTGATCGAGGCTATGCAGCTAACAAGCGGTAGCTTTTGGGACGTGTACCGTTGGATTGACGCGTCTGGCGCTGTCTCTGAGTGGGACGACGAACCGCTCGGCATAAAGATCAAAACACTTGAAGGCGAGATGTGGGCGCGAGAGGGCGACTGGGTAATCAATGGCGTGTCCGATGAGTTCTACCCCTGCAAGCCAGACATCTTTGAACTGACTTACGAGGTGGCCGAATGAAGCCCCAATTCGTTACAGAACTTCCCTTCGGCTACGACGAGAAAACCACGATGACGCTCACGCCTAGCAACGACATCGTGATCGCGCACCCGATATTGCAGCCCATGCTCTACGACCAAACCGTGATGCGTTGGGTGCCACTGGCAATTGAAGGGGAACAACTTGGATGACCCCATCTACAACATCGAGTTGATCATTGCGCTGCTGTTGCTCGGTGGCGTCGTGAGCATGGTGGGGTTCGTGTTCTTCATGTTCGTGATGTCTTTGCTGGAGGAATGATGGACTGCAAACACCGCTGGGTCGAGAAGGATTGGGGCAAGCCCTACCGTAACGCCAACACGTTCATGTACTACTGCTACCGCTGTCACCAGTGCCGCATTGCGCGGCTCACCACCAATGCTTGAATCCATCTTCCCCTACCAGCTTGAAGGCGCTGCGTTCCTCGCTGCCAAGCCCCAAGCCTTGCTGGCCGATGAGATGGGGCTGGGTAAGAGCGCACAAGCGATCCACGCCTGTGACTTGGTTGGTGCGTTTCAAATCCTCATCGTCTGCCCCGCAGCAGTGAGGATCAACTGGGACCGCGAGTTCACACGCTTTAGCCCGATGGATCGTCCTGCGCACATCATCACATCGCGCAAAGACAAACCACGCAAAGGTGTGAACATCATCAGCTACGACTTGCTCGACGCACAGAAGGACACGCTCAAGAACATCGAGTGGGACGCGCTCATCATTGATGAGGCGCACTACTTGAAAGAACGCAGCGCCAAGCGCACCCGCGCTGTCTACGGTCACGCGTTCAAGAACGGCATTGCGCACAAGTCCAAGCACGTATGGCGCCTCACTGGCACACCCATGCCAAACGATGCGTCAGAACTTTACACCCACCTGCGCTCTGCGGGTGTGGTAAACGAACCATATTGGGACTTCGTGTACCGCTTCTGCGCGGGCTTTGAAGGCGACTATGGCTACAAGATCACGGGCGTGAAGAACGCCCCACAACTGAAGGAGCTGTTGGCGCAGATGATGCTGCGCCGCAAGAAAGAAGAGGTTATGACCGAACTACCACCCATCACATTTCACAACGTCACAGTCGAGCGCAGCGATGTCGAACTCGACCCGTGGTTCTACGAGAACTGGAAGCCAATCGGCATCCCCGCGTTTCTCGAACAGATCAAGGGCGTGGACCAGTCGCTCAAGACTGCATTGCAGACGATCAAGACAGGCCACCACCACAACAGCGACGACAGCGTTGCGCTGCTTGAGAGCTTCGCCAAGTCCACATCCACGCTGCGCCGCTACATTGGGTTGGCGAAGCTGCCCAAGGTGTTGGACATCATCGAAGAAGACCTCACCTCTGGCGCCATCGACAAGATCGTGCTGTTCGCCATGCACCAGCAGGTGATCGAGCAGACACGCACACGGTTCAGAAAGTTTGGCGCTGTCACCTTGTACGGCGGCACACCCACCCCGAAGCGCCAGCAAAACATCGACAACTTCATGAAGAACCCCAAGTGCCGCGTCTTCATCGGGCAAGTGGTGGCGGCTGGCACAGGCATTACGCTCACATCAGCCCATGAGGTGGCCTTCATTGAGGCCGATTGGGTGCCAGCCAACAACGCCCAAGCCGCGATGCGATGCCATCGTGTGGGCCAAACCAAACCTGTGCGGGTGCGCTTTTTCACCTGCGCTGGCTCCGTTGACGAGGAAGTTATGCGCGTCCTTGTGCATAAAACTAGGGAAATCACCAAAGTTCTTGACTGAAACATTGTTATAATCTCAACTCGTTGATACAATCACAACCTAACTAGGACACAACCATGCAAATCACATTTGACACTTCGAACCCTCAAGACCTCGCACTCATCAACAAGATCATCGCCTTCGCTCATGGCGTTGAAGCCCAGCCGCAGGTGGCACAAAACAGCGGCACCACTGCAACGGGGTCTACCCTTTCACCCGAAGGCAGTGGCGTTGACACGGGCGCGGCGCAAGCCGCTGCCCCTGTCACCGAGAAGAAGCCACGCGCAAAAAAGTCTGTGGCTGCGACGGCAACGGCTGGTTCGGAGGAAACCCAGACCTCGGACCCTGTGGCTGCGCAGCAGGAGAGCGACGTTGGGGCCAGTACCTCTACCAAACCCGCCAGCCTTGATGAAGTCCGCGCTGCACTCCAAGCCTTCACTGCAAAGAGCGGCGTTCCTGCTGGCATCGAGTTGTTGAAAAAATACAACGCTGCCCGCATCAGCGAGTTGGAAGAGCAGCACTACGGCGCGTTCATCGCGGACTGCGCATGAGCCACGCCAAACTCTCACCAAGCGCCGCAGAGCGCTGGATGACATGCCCCGGCAGCGTCGTGCTGTCCAAGGACATGCCACAAAAGTCCAGCGTCTTTGCGGAGGAAGGCACGTTGGCCCACGAAGCGGCTGAACGTATTCTGCTCGACAAAAGCTACAAGGCTGACGACGAGATGTATGACAACGTGATGGTCTATGTCGATCACGTCAAAGGCTTGGGCGGTACGCTCCACGTCGAAGAGCGCGTCAAGGTCACAGACAACCTGTGGGGTACTGCCGATGCAGTCGTGTGGCAACCCAGCTTCAACCACCTACACATCGTTGACCTCAAATACGGCGCTGGTGTGCCAGTCGAAGTGATCGGCAATCTCCAACTCAAGATTTACGCCCTCGCTACGCTGCTCACCTTCGAGTACCCAGCAGAGAAAGTCACTGCGACCATCGTGCAGCCACGCTGCCCACACAGCGATGGCCCAGTGCGCTCTGTGACGTATGACGTGGCTGATCTGGTGGACTTCCACGCTGACTTGATGGACGCCATCGCCCGTGTCGAATTGATGTACCACGCGCCAAGCTATGAACTTGATCTGGTGCCAAGCGACAAAGGCTGCCGCTGGTGTCTGGCTTCACCCATCTGCCCAAAGCTCAAAGGCATGGCACAGGAGGCCGCGAAGAAAGTGTTTGCCAAAGGCTTGCCCTACGACCCAGCAGAACTCGCAGCCACGCTCGACACCCTGCCTTTGCTTGAAGGCTGGATCAAGAACGTGCGCGAGTTCGCCTACGAAGAGGCAGAGCGCGGCACCGCGATCCCTGACTGGAAGTTGGTGGAGAAGCGGGCCACGCGCAAGTGGCGTGGCGATGAAGCCACCATCGCGCAGGAACTGCACAAGTGCGGACTGAACGAAGAGATTTTTGAGCGCAAGCTCATCACCCCTGCCGCCGCTGAGAAGCTGCTGCCAAAAGAACAACGCGCACTGCTCGACGAGTTGTGCGTCAAGGAATCCAGTGGTCACACACTGGTACACGGTTCGGACAAACGTCCGGCCATCAAGGTGGATGCCAAATCGGCCTTCGCTTAACTTTTGAAACTTTGAAACTTAGGAAACTATCATGGCTGAAAAGCAAATCACCCCAGAATTTCGTGCTGCATTCGTTGGCGTCTTCCGCGCCACCGCTCCACGCGAGAACCCAAACGGCGCCAAGAAGTACAGCATTCGTGCTGTGTTCATGCCCGGTACTGACATCAGCGGCTTGAAGAAGGAAGCGCAGAACGCTGCCGTTGAGAAGTGGGGCACAGCAATCCCCAAGACCATGCGCTCACCCTTCCGTCTGAACGAAGAACTCGACAACCCCATCCCCAACGTGCCTGACGATGCAGTGGTGATGACGTTCAGCGCCAACGAGAACCGTCGCCCCGGTGTTGTGGACGCAAACCTCAACGACATCATCGACGAGAGCGAATGCTATTCGGGCGCTTGGTATCGCGCACAGGTTCGCGCCTATGCCTACGATCAGGCTGGCAACAAAGGCGTGTCGTTCGGCTTGGAGAACTTGCAGAAGCTGCGCGATGACGACGCACTGGGCGGTGGCCGTGTGCCAGCAGCCAAGGCGTTTGAAGCGTTTGGCGGTGGCAGCACAGCCAAGACAGCAGGTGGCATGTTCGACTGAGCATTGCGATAATCACAACGCGGGCCTCACGGCCCGCTTTTTGTCGAGCAACTATGACAACACTACACATCGACTTCGAGACTTATTCAGCCGCAGACCTTCCGGCCTGTGGCCTCGACAACTACGCCACTCACCCGACGACTGGCATTCATTGCATGGCGTACTGCTTTGACGACCAACCCGTTCAGCTACTAGGGGAGAACACTCTGCGTGACGCGGACGTATTCAACCATGTTCGTAATGGCGGCACTGTCGTTGCACATAACGCAGCCTTTGAACTGGCAATCTGGAACAACGTCTGCGTCCCCAAGTACGGGTGGCCTGAACTCCGACCTGAGCAGATGCGATGCACGATGGCGCAAGCCTACGCCATGTCGCTGCCCGGTTCACTCGACAAGGCATCTGCTGCGCTCGGCATTGAACAGAAGAAGGACTTGGCTGGTGCGCGAGTGATGATGCAACTCGCCAAGCCCAAACTTGATGGCACGTTCTGGAAACCAGAGGACGACCCTGCCAAGTTCCAACGCCTCTACGACTACTGCAAGCAGGACGTGGAAGTAGAACGTGCGCTCGATGAGCGCATGATGCAGCTATCCGAACAAGAGCAAGCGCTGTGGGTGCTTGACTACAAGATCAATCAACGAGGGGTACAAGTTGACCTACCATCAATTCAAGCAGCGATCCGACTTGTCGAGGATGAGAAGGCGCGACTGGACAAAGAGATGCTTCGCGTCACCAACGGCGTTGTCGGAAAGTGTTCTGAGGTACAACTCCTCGTCAAATGGATTCGAAGTGAAGGCGTCGCCGTTGGCGGTCTTGCAAAGTCCGATGTTCTTGATGCTTTGGCTGGCGATCTGCCTGAGCGTGTACGGCTGGCCCTGAACCTCCGCAAAGAAGGCGGCAAGTCAAGCACCGCAAAGCTGATCGCCATGCGTGATCGCGCCAGCGCAGATGGTCGTGTGCGTGGCACATTGCAGTATCATGGGGCGTCTACTGGGCGTTGGGCAGGGCGAGGTATTCAGGTTCAGAATTTCCCACGTCCACGCCCCATCACGAAGCCCGCGCACATCGAAGACATCATCGACCACCTCGATGACCGCGACTACATCGACATCAACTACGGTCCAGTGATGGACGCGATGGCCGACAGCCTTCGCGCCATGATCGTAGCCAAGCCCAACCACGAACTCATTGCGATGGACTTCAGCGCCATCGAAGCCCGCGTTCTGGCATGGCTGGCAGGACAAGAAAGCGTCCTGCAAATCTTCAGAACACACGGGAAAATCTATGAACACGCTGCATCAGGCATCTACAACAAGCCCATCGAGGCTGTCACCAAGGACGAAAGACAGATTGGCAAGGTTGCTGTGCTGGCTCTTGGTTACGGCGGTGGTGTTGGGGCTTTCCAGTCTATGGCTCGGGTCTATGGCGTCAAAGTCGAAGACACGAAAGCTGACGAAATCAAAAAGGCTTGGCGTGATAGTCACAAGCACATCGTGCGTTATTGGTACGACCTCGAAGGTGCGGCAATTAACGCTGTCGAACTTGGTGTTGTCTGCAAGGCTGGCCCGGCAGGTCGCCAGATAGCGTTCATCAAGAAGGGTTCGTTCCTGTGGTGCAAGCTGCCATCAGGTCGCGTCCTTTGCTACCCCTACCCGCAGATCAAGACAGTCCAAACCCCTTGGGGTGAGGACCGCGCCGCGCTGGTTTTCATGTCGGTCAACGGCACCACCAACAAGTGGGAAGAAACCAAGACCTACGGCGGCTCACTCTCCGAGAACGTGACACAGGCTGTCGCCCGCGACCTCTTGGCCGAAGCCCTGCCCCGCTTGGAGGACAATGGTTTCCCCGTTGTTTTCCACGCGCATGACGAGGTTGTTGTGGAAATCCCAACGTCGATGAGCAACGATGCGGAACACCGCGTCGAACAACTGCTCTCGGAGACACCAGCGTGGGCCAAGGGATTGCCCGTTACCGCCGAAGGCTGGCGGGCCAAGCGTTACAGGAAATGAAGATGGACGAAGCAGACAAAGCTGAACGGCAGGAAGAGATGGCGCGTCAAGCCGCGCTCATCGTGCGCCGCCGAGTGGGGCCAAAGTACACGGGCTATTGCCTGAACTGCGGCGCTGAATTGGAGCGTCCCTATCGCTGGTGCGATGGGGATTGCAGAGAAGATTGGGTCAAACGGGAGGACAAGTGAACCTACTACAACAAGCATTACAACTTGCCGAACGCGGCTTCCACGTTTTTCCGTTGGAGCCAAACGGCAAGCTGCCTGTGATCAAAGACTACCCGAACAAAGCGACACGCGATCCTGAAAAGATCACGCGCTGGTTCATGGGGAACGAACGCAACATCGGCATCAGCACATCGAAGTTCGGGGACGACCAAGCCCTGCTTGTGGTGGACGTTGACAACAAGGGGGAGAAGAAAGGCGATGAGCAAGTTCTGGCGTTGGAGATGGAAGGCTTCGAGCTACCAGCCAGCCTTGAGCAATCCACTCCCACTGGTGGCCGCCACATCGTCTACGTCACGCCCACCGCTTGCAACCAAGGTGGCGCGAACGTGCTGGGCAACGGCCTCGATGTGCGCAGCCGTGGTGGCTACATCGTTGGACCGGGCAGCCAGATCAACGGGAAGTCTTATCGCCAGATCAACGGCCACGGTACGCTTTCTTCTGCGCCTGATTGGCTTGTGCATCGTCTTGGCGCTAGTCGTCCTCGTGTGGATGCTGAACCTATTGCTCTGGGGAACATTGATGCTGATCGCGCTGTTCTTCGTGCAGTCGAATACTTAGCCACAGCACCAGTCGCCACCGAAGGCAACGGTGGTGACAGCGTGACGTTCAAGGTGGCGGCACGGTTGAAGGACTTGGGTTGCACAGAGCGCCAAGCCTTCTTGGCAATGCTGGGCCACTGGAACGACAAGTGCGATCCACCTTGGGAGATCGAAGAACTCGAAGTTAAGGTCAGTCACGCATTCAAGTACGGCAAAGAACCCGTGGGTGTGGCTGCACCTGAAGCTGTGTTCGATGCCGTCCCTCCCGCCGAGGGCGAGGAAGCTGAACACCCTGTTCGTGCGCTCAACAAAGAGTACGCCTTCATCAAGGCTGGCGCCTACGTCTTGCAAGAGACAACGGACCAGAAGGGCAAGTTCACCACGATCCGCATGTCACCCAACGACATGCACTCGTGGTTCGCCAACGACATGATTGACGGCAAGCCCAAGTCCAAAGAGTGGATGAAGCTGCGTGACCGCCGTCAATACGACAATGTTGTTTTCGCACCACAGCAGCAGATCGACCCGCGCTTCTACAACCTGTGGCGTGGCTTCACCGTGGAGCCAGCGGCGAACGGCAGCCACCCTGCCGTCGACCAGTTCCTCGACCACGCCCTCAACAACGTGTGCGGTGGCGACAAGGCCCTGTGCAAGTGGCTGATCGGCTACTTCGCTCACATGGTTCAGCGCCCATACGAGAAGCCTCTGGTTGCCTTGGTGTTCAAGGGCCAGAAGGGCACGGGCAAGAACGCATTGGTTGAACGTGTCGGAGCGCTTTTCGGCCCCCACTTCATGGTGGCTGACGATGAGCGCTACCTGTTGGGCAACTTCAACTCCCACCTCGAATCGAACCTGTTCTTCGTCCTCGATGAAGCTGCGTGGGCTGGCGACAAACGCGCCGAGGGCAAGCTCAAGGGCTTGATCACTGGCAGCCAACACAACATCGAGCGCAAAGGCATCGACCACTACACCGTGGACAACCTGACCCGCGTTGCCATCATCGGCAACGAGAAGTGGTTGGTGCCCGCCACCCAAGACGAGCGCCGCTTCGCGGTGTTCAACGTGGGTGAAGGCCGCAAGCAAGACCGCGAGTTCTTCCACTCGATGCGCGTGGGGTTGGAGCAAGGCGGCTACGCCCACCTGCTGCGCTTCCTCTTGGACTTCGACATCTCAGGCTTGGACATCAATGAAGCGCCAGCCACCCAAGGTCTGATCGATCAGAAACACGCCTCGCTCGAACCCGTGCAGGAATGGTGGCTCGATTGCTTGGAGACTGGCGAACTCTTGGGCGGTGACTTCTCAGGCACCATCCCTGATCGGATCATCACTGACCAAGCCTACAACGCGTTCAGCAAGTGGGCCAAGCAGCGCAACATCCGCTCACGGCTGCCCAGCCACAAGACCTTCGTGGAGGACATGCGGCCCTTCATGGAGAAGAAGCGGGCACGGGTGGACGGCAAGCCCGAGTACGCCTTCATCAACCCTGACCTCGAACACCTGCGCGGACGCTGGGACACCTTCATCGGCGGCGCTCACACATGGACCAATTTCAACGGAGAATGACAATGAACCTCACAACCAAAGAAGTCGCAGAGCGACTGCGACTGCACCCGCAGACCCTCATCAACTGGCGCGTCAAGGGCGATGGCCCTCGCTTCATCAAGGTGGGGCGCAAGGTGGTCTACCCGATGATCGAGGTGGAAGCCTTCGAGAAGAAGCAGCTTCATGCCGCGACCACAGTCCGCGCAGCGTGACCAGCCTGTGACCAGCGCCGCTCCCGCCATTTTGCTGCATTGCGGTAAGTCATTGGTGGGGGAGGCAGGACTCGAACCTGCGAAGCCATGAGGCGGCTGATTTACAGTTTGTTTTTTCAGCCTACCTTGAGCAAGTGCTAGATACTCCTGTATAATCCTTTCAACGACTTAGCTACTTGCCGCAAGCGCCAAATCCTTTGAGCTTGTGACCAGTGCGTGACCAGTGAAGGGAAACTGACTTTGAGCAAACTGACCGAAACCTCCGTTAAAAACGCCCAGCCCGGTGACGTGATCAAGGACGACAAGATCAGGGGTCTGCACCTGCGCTGCTTCGACCAGAGCAAGGGCTTCTACCTCTACTACCGCACCAAGGCTGGGGTGCAGCGCAAGCCAAAGATCGGGGACGTGGGGCAGATCACCCTCACCCAAGCCAAGACCATCGCCCGTGAGTGGCTGGGTCAGGTGGCTGCTGGTGGCGACCCGTCGCTGGTGGTGGCTGAGGCCCGCGCTGAACCCACCCTGCAAGACCTCTGGGATCAGGTCTACGAGCGCCACTACAGGGCCACCAAGAGCGAAGAGGAAGCCAAGGCCCAGTGGGACCGCTACCTCGCCAAGAAGTACGGCGGCATGAAGCTGTCGGCCATCACGTTCGAGATGATGGACGACCTGCACAAGAGCATGGCGGCCACCCCCTACGCAGCCAACCGCCTCATGGCCCTGCTCTCCAAGATGTTCAACTACGGCATCCGGCCACTCAAGATCGCCAAGGACAACCCCACCAAAGGCGTGGCCCGCTTTGCCGAGCGAAAGCGCAAGCGCTACATGAAGGGTGAAGAGGCAGCCAAGATCGCTGAAATCCTCCACAACGAGCGTGACGCCAACCCGCAGAGCGTGGCGTTCATCTACCTGCTGATCCTCACTGGTGCCCGCTCAGGCGAGATCGCGGCGGCCAAGTGGTCGCAGCTTGATGGCAGCCGCATCACGCTTGCCGAACACAAGACCGATGGTGGCGGCGAAGACCGCATCATCAATCTGCCACAAGCGGCGCTAGACGTGTTGGAGAAGCTGCCCAAGGGTAAGGGCACCATCACAGGCATCAAGTCGCCTAAGAACTTCTGGGACCGTGTGCGCAAGGAAGCTGGCTGTCCTGACCTGCGGCTGCACGACCTGCGCCACAGCTTCGCATCGGCGGCCATCTCGGCTGGCTACACGCTGGCGCAGATCGGTGAGTTGCTTGGGCACAACAATGCGCAGACCACACAGCGCTACGCCCACTTGATGGAAGAAGCAGCCAGCGCAGCGGCGAACGCTACGGCTGACGTGATCATGGCACGGATGAAAAAAGTCCCCGCCTAAGCGGGGACAAGCCTGTTGGTGTTGAGATTATGCCAGCATCGTCGATGCGAATTTCTCAACGCTGTCGACACGCGCCAGCCAGCCTTTGATGAAACGCTGCTGGCTTGGATCACGCTCGACCAAGCCTTTGTAGAAGTGTTCCTTGGCTGCGCTGAACTGCTCCAAGGCGTGACGTGGGTCAGCCTTGCCAACAGCGGCCATCGTGCCGGGGCCGATGGCGCCATCAGCCACAACGCCCACAGCTTGCTGCAAGAACTTGGCAGCGCGTCCGGGGCCAGCGTTCACGGCGAAGTCGAACACGGCATAGTCCAGACCTGCTGGCAGATCGTCGCAGTGGCACTTGTCCCAGTACTGTTTCTTGTAGAAGGGGTTGACCACATCGGGGGTCAAAGCCTTCATCTCGCCATCAGCAATAGGACGGCCAAGGTACTCAGACCAAGCCTTCTTAGTGACACCAAGGTTAGTCTCACCACCGTGGTCGTGAGGGTCGTTGACGTAGCCACCCTCTGACTTGAGGACGTGTTCGAACGAGGCTTTCCAGTTCTCTTTCATTCAGCAACTCCTTGTGGTTGATCGTCGTCTTTCAAAGCGTTGTTCATCTTGATTGCAGCCAACCAGCCAATGAAGCCACCGATGATGGTGGAGAACGCTGGGGCGATGATTGGGAAGATGTCTTTGTTGTCGACTTCGTTGTTCGGTGCGAACAAACCGCCGAGCAAACACACGGTCATGGCGATGATCACGAAACACAGTGTCTTCGCCATCATCACTGCAATGCCCAATATGGCTTTCTCTTTTTCATTCATATCAATCCTTCTTGAAAATTTTCTCGGCGGTGCGACCACCAAAATACGCCAGCATGATTAGCTGGCCCCATTCTCCGAGCAGCTTCACGTAGCTCTCGTTCACGCTGATCCCGAAGGCAGACGCGGACGCGAACAGGAAGTACGCCCCAAGAATTGCGATGAGCGTCAGTGGTCGAATGTTCTTGCTCAACCAACTGTCGCTTGCCATGTCCGCTTTCCAGCGATCACTGACGTTGTTCATTTCGGCTGTGACGAGTTGCGCCTCAGTCGCCATCTTCTGCAACTCACCGTTCTGATTGAGCGCGGCGAGTTCGAGCTTGGCCTTGGCTGCTGCTTCGGGGTCAGGGATGACCTTATCCAGCACCTTGCCAGCCACGTTGATGAGTGGGCCTAGTGGCCCTGCGGCAGCACTGGCTGCCAAATCTAAAATGGACATATCAATCTCCTTGTGATTTTCGCAACGCTTCAGTCGCGGCTTTGACCTCGGCTTGCAGCCGCTTCAATTCCTTTGTCTCAATCTTTCGCTCTGCTTTGATCTCGGCTTTGAGCTTCAGGTAGTCCACAACGACCAACACTGACAGCGGCAGCGCAAAGAACAAAACAATCGACAGAACCACTACACCAGCGACAAACCATCTGGTGTCCTCACGAGCCATCCGAGTGACAGCAGAAAGCCCCACATCCACAGTATCGCCAGCAGCACGGTTACTGCCACTATTGCCCTGTCGATACGATGGTTGGTTTGGAGTTCTCGTTGCCACTTTGCATCTCTTTCACGCTTGCGTTTGACCTGCCTATCGAACTCTTGCTCTTCGAGGATTAGATCGTACATCGCGAGGAAGCGCTTATAGAGGTCTTGCAACCCAAGCTCTGCTGGCGTGTACGTCATGGCCTCTCTGATCTGCGTAGACAACGACACCAACTGCGTTTCGATTTCGATGCGGTCAATGGCAGCATCTGCCACCTTGTCTGTTGTCTTCGATTGCTCTTCGAGTTCGCGGCAATGCTCCTTTAGCTGGCGTTGGATTTCAAAGAAAACCTTGAGGTTTTCGCAGACATCGTGGATGGCGCGGGCCTTGTATTCTTCGTAGCTGAGTTCGCGCTGCGGCTGCTTCTTTTTCTTGGCAGCGGGCTTAGGTGCGGCGGCTTGTGTACTTTTGGTGGTGTCGACGACATTGATGCCGTCGACTTGCTTGGCGCCAGTGCTTCCATGATGTTTAGGAGCCGCACCAAATAGATGTTGGAGTTGTGCCCAGAGGTCTTTGGCCCACTCCCACAGTCCTTGGAGTTCTTCGACTGTGGCTTTAACTTCGCTGATAGCGCCTTCAGCCTCGCCACGCAGATCGTCGATGACTGCTTTGCCATCGCGTAGCATTTCGCACCCACTGCGGATCGCAGAGACTGCACCCTGCGCCAGCATGAGGAGGCTGAAGGGGTCCACATCTTACAGACCGAGGAGCTTTGCGAAGAACTTGGCTCCGACGCCGGGGCCAAGCAGCACAACGGCCATCACGGCATAGAGCAGATACTCGATCTTATCCATGCGCTTGGCGCCCTTGTCCAAAGACGAGGTGATCTCTTGGTATCGAAATGCGCAAACTGCTTCATGTGACTGCAAGCGGGCCTCCGTTTGGGTGATCAGTTCATCTGCCATCTATTACTCGTATAGGATGTTGATTGAGCCAGCATCGAACGTGTCGGTGCCGTTGACTGTGGTGATCCGAACGCGATCCAACACCCCCGCAAGAGTCTTCACGCCGCCACCCGCGCCTGAGTAGTTGACATCGGTAGATGCAAACTGGTGGCCGTGAACCCATTTATTGCCTGAAATGTTTGCAAGCGTAAAAATGCCAGAGCGAGTTGCCGTTGCCGCAACACCAGCAATGTAGAAGCCAGTTGTCGCGCTACCGCCAACGCCCGTGGTGGTGTTCGAAACGATGTTGCTGGACGAACGATAGCCTGTGTTTTCAACGCCGCCTGACGTTCCTATCTGAATTTGAAGGTTGCTTGTTCCGTTCGTGCTGACCTCATCAAACATGATCGTGATGCGCTTGACCCACGAAGGGATCGAGGTGAAGTCAATGCTTGTGCCGCTGGTGGAGTTCTGCGCTGCGCCAGCGATCAACGCGCCGTCAGCTAACATATTACTTGGTACTTGGGTGGTCACTCATCGGCCCTGCCTTTCTTTACATTTGGCCCGTGCAGGGCATTGTTTGCAGCTTGTTGAGTAGATCACTCCTATTTCAGCCGCTGTGGTTTTTTCCGCAGTCCCGTCATCCTTGATGCGGGTGAATTCAAATTCTTTCATCATAGTGGTTTCGCCAATCCAGCCCGCAGCGGGTCTGTCACGCCAGCAGGGATCATCGAGGGATCAAGTACGTCTTCTTCACGTTCGCCAGTGCGCAACGCATGGAGGCAAGACGCAACGGTGTCGTCTTCCAAGGCAGTCAAGAAGTGGCGCTTGCCCGCAGCAATGTAAATCATGTGCGGCGCTTTGAATGTGGTCTTGCTGCCTTCAACATCCACCTCAACACTGCCCTTCGACAGCAACGTGATGTGGTCGAAGTTGTGGACATGGCCCTCGTTTCGATCACCGACCTTTTCAAAGTGCATCATGCGAACCCACAGGTTCGACACACAGGCCATCTTTGTATCTGGGTAACTCATTCGCCCACCTTAATCTGTCCTGATTCCCACGCTTCAGCGGGTACATAAGCACCAAACATCCAATTCACACGTATGGTGCTTCCTTCAACGGGGGTGACGTGATGCTCGTACTCAGACACCAAGTAGCAGTGCAACTCTCCCACTTCCAGCGGCAGTGGCTGACCGCCAACGTACAACACACCTCCTGCATCAGCTTGTCGCGTCACGATGTTGCATCGAAGCGCAGACATACCGTTTGGTGATTTTACGTCTGTGTGGGCGAACACATCGCCAGTCGGAGGTATGTAGTTTGTAACGATGCCGTTGCGCCCTTGGTCGTCGATGATTGGGTATTCAGTCACACCGCAGTAAGCACGAACACGAGCAGCTATATCGAGAACCCATTGCGGGTATTGATAGAGTTCCGGGTTAAAACGGGATGTGTAACGTACTGTTGTATCTTTCCCCAGCGTCATTAGGTTGTTGGCAACCCCGTAGTCGGTAAGCGCACTTAACCGTGCGCACTCATCAAGAGTTAGAAAGTTTTTGCGGGTTTCAATACGCATCTTATAGCCCTGTAATTGGGATGGAGGTGGGGTCTGTTTGTAGAACGCCGAACTTCAGAAGCGCTTTGGCAACGCGCCTTTCGAACTCCACTTGCGCCCACATCTCTGCGTTTGCTGCCGCATCGGCATCGGCTTCTTCCGGCTGCACTTGGCCGCTGTACCCCACTTCGATTGTCTGAAGTGGCCGGACAACAGGCTGCCAAATAGCAAGTGGGGCCGACAAGCGAATCACCGCGTCCACATCCTCCCCTTCGAACGGGATGCGCACGCCAACTGTCACGTCCTGAAATCCGTTTGATTTGAACAGGACGGACATACAGTTGGCGTCGCGGTCAACCGACAGAACTTCGTACTGGTAAGAGATATTCATGGTGTGCCCGTTTAAGTAATCGCGCCGTAGCGTGTGCCAGTGGCAAGCCATGTGATGTTCCCGTTACCCGCAACAGCAGCGCCGCCCGCGCCACCCGCGCCGCCAGAAGCAGGTTGGTAGCCGACGTTGTTTGCGCCAGTGCCGCCAGCAGAACCCCAGACACCCCCTGTTGCACCTCTATAAACTTCTGGGAAAGAACCGGGACCGCCAATGCCGGGACCAGCAAGAGTTCCGGGGGAGCCTGTGCCAGCAGTGACGGTAAACGTACCCCCCACACCGCCAGAAGAGTTTGCTGCCGCCGAAGATTGGCCACCACCACCACCACCAGACGGCGAGCTATAGCCACTACCTTTTGAAACAAAGTTGTAGGAGGCAGAACCACCACCGCCACCGCCGCCGCCAGCAATCACGCTGTTGTTGGTGACAGTTGCCGCCACTGCGACGTAGAGCGCGGGACCGCCAGCACTACCCGGCTGGCCGGGCCAACCACTGTAGTAACCGCCGCCTTGGCCGCCGTTGCCGCCCATACCTACGATGGTGCCGTTGTTCACCAGTGCAACACCTTGAGGGAATGAACCGCTTACTGTGAGCGCGTATACGCCCGTACTGTTGGAAGAAACGTAGACCCCAGAATTGATCGTTGCGATCACCTTGCTTGATTGGTTCCAACCAGCGTTAACCGCCAACGTGCGCAAGTCTGCGTTCGTCTGGTTCGACGCAATGGTGAGTTGGAAAGGTGGATCGGCTGCACCGACCAGCATGTTTTGGATGGTCATGTGATACCTGCGCCAGAGATGAACCAAGTGTCTGTGCCCACCTTGAGCAAAGTAGCAACGCCCTTGGTCGCCAACGTGCGGTTGCCTGTGTTGGCAGTGCCAGCTTGGTTCAAGGTGATACCTGTCGTACTGACCGTGATCGAGGTCGTACCGTTGTTCACCAATGTGATGGCAGCGCCTAATGCGAACGCCACCGTCGCGTTGGTTGGGATGGTGATCGTCTGCGCACCCGCGTTTGTGGAATAGATGTGCTTGCCCACATCGGTCAGCGCCAATGTGTAGTTGCTCGACTGCGCGTTCTGTGCAACGCCCAGCAAGTCGTCTGCCGCCTTCTGACGGGTAACGCTTGCATCGGCGTGTTTGGCTGTGGTCACTGCGCCGTCAACAATCTTCGCAGCAGTTACCGTGCCATCGGCGGGTGTACCAATCGACAAGGTTGTGCCACTCACGCACACAATGTTGTTGGTTCCGCTAGGTGGCGCTGTAGTGAATGTGATCGTTGTGCCGCTTACGGTGTAGTCGGTTCCTGCGGTCTGCCCGATACCGCTGATTGTGACGCGCACGTTGTTGGCGCTGGCTGGTGCAGCCGTCAAAGTGAAGGCAGTGGTCGAACCGTTGCCGCTGAACTTGTCCAGCACCATGTTGCCAGCGGCTGCGCCGAAGTCGGCGGCAGTCCACATATCGGGCGCTGGGTCAACGTCTGCGATCAAGGTTGAGCCAGAGCCAGCAATCGCCACACTCTTACTTGTGGCGCCGTCGATGGTGTCGCTACCAGCGCGGTTGATGGTGATCGAGTTGGCGTCCGTTGTCTCTTTCTTGAAGCTCACGTTGAACGGCATCGCCGTGCTGGCAATCGTTGGCAAGTTCACCACCACGTTGCCGCCAGAAGTGTCTACGCAATAGAGCTTGCCGTTGTCGCTTTGAGCAATGGTGATCGGGCTGTTGGCGTATGTGACAAACACCACGTCACGCCACAGTGCGCTCTGAATAGCCGCAGCGGCAGCAGCGGCAGAAGCCGCAGCCGCAGTTGCACTGCTTGAGGCGCCACTTGCAGATGTCGATGCGGCTGACGCGCTACCCGATGCCGATGTGGCGCTCGATGCAGCGTTGGTTGCCGAGGTCGATGCGTTGCTTGCAGACGTTGACGCAGACGATGCGCTCGACGCCGCGTTGGATGCGCTTGTAGCAGCCGCCGATGCAGAAGCTGCTGCCGCTGTCTGAGCCGCAGTTGCAGTCGCTGCATCCACCAACAACGCCCACTTAGAGGCATCAGTGTTGGTACTGATAGGCTGCGAACCGCTCGATGTGTGAGCGGTCAAACAGATGTAGATGTTGTTGTTCGACGTGTCCTTGATAATGTCTCGCTGGACATACGAAGTGCTGGTGGCCCAACTGCCTTTGTAGGTGCCAATCGCTTGCGTCACGCTAATGTCGCCGTTCGCATCGAACGCCAACACCATGTTCGCCCGCATGGACGCAGACACGTTCATGTCTGGTGTCGAGATGGTGTTGTTCTGGGAAATCTTGATGGCGCGGCTAATTGCTTCCTGCAACTGCTGCACTTCCATCGTCAACTGATCTAGAGCCTTTTCGTGAGAAGCCGCAGGAAAGGGGTCGTTCTCAACGTAGTGGGTCAACTGGGTCAGCGGCACGTTGCGAAGGATCGAAATCTTCTGATCGCTCGTCGGTGCAACCACAGTGGTGACTGTGCCACCAGTGCCAACGCCAGCGCCTGTTACGTTGTAGTCGGTGGTCAGGGCCAGTGTTGTGGCCGTGCCAGTCGAAATCTGGGTGCGGATGACCAGAACGTGGGTGTTGTCCAGAAAATAGAAGGGCACCGTGAAGGCTGTGGTAGAGCCATTCCCCGTATAGTCGGCGCGTAGGGTTGTGGTTTGAACAGTCATGGTGTCCTCTTAAAACTGGTTGTGATTATCGCAATGTTTTGGTCACTTTGGAAACGCTGATTTGACCTCTTTCAACATATCGTTGCCCATGTGGGTCTGCTGGATCATGTTGTAGTAGGTCGCGTCGATGATCTGGCGCTTCTCGTCCGGTGCGATGTCGGGGTTCTTGTAGACCATGCGGATCAACTGGTTCTGCTCAGACAGCGCCTTGTCGATGCCGTCGAGCTTGATCAGCTTGAACTGGTCCATCTGCGACACACGCATAAACGCGTCAAAGTCGCCCTGCTTTGCCAAGGTCTTCAGCGTGTTGACGTACTGCGAACTTTCGGAATAGTCCTCGCGGAAACGCTGGATCGACTCGGCCTGAGCCGATGGGTAGCGAACCACGAAAGCCTTGACCACAGGGATGTCTGCCAAGGTTTTCTCTGGCATCACAGGGTCGGGCAGCACACCAGCCTTACGCAATCCAGCGTCAGCCGCTTGTAAGGCGTAGGTGCCGAGGCCACCCGTCCATGCCCGCAAGTAGTTGTCGATCACGATGGGTGACGCGATGGACGTGTCCTTGACGCCGGGTACGGTGCCAACGATGTGGCCCAAAGCCTTGGTCAGTTCGCTGGTGTACTCTGTGTAGCGGTACTCAGGCAGCACCCCAGTCTTGGCGTCGGCCATGAAAGCAGGGACCAACTGGTGGCCGCTGAAGAAGCTGTAGTTCGTCATCTGCTCCACAAACGGGCCAACGCTGGTGGGGATCAGGTTGGGCACAAAGCCGCCAGCCGTGGTCTTCAAGAACTCCTTGATGTCGCGCTTGTCCATCTCGCCCTTGAAGGCGTCAAGCATACGCTCCACGGACGAGCCGAAGACGATGCCGAGTTCGAACGGCTTGGGGATGCGGTAGACGTTATCCTTGGTCATCACGATCCAGAACAGATCGCGCTGCCAGCCGGGAATTTCTTTCCAGCGGGGATCGTCGTGGTTGGCCGCCCACAGCAGGACTGAAGGCAGCGTGATCGCCACGCCGATCTTCGCCATAGCGCCAGCGGGGTTCTCTTGGATGGAGCGGATCGAGCGATCAATACCCTGCACTTGGGAGTTGAAGAACGCCGTGATCATGTTCATGGCTTTGGCGTTGGCGCCAACGCGGGCGAAGTCGAGCGTCACCTCACGGCTGCCGAGGCCAGCTTGCAGGATGTCGGCTTTGCCTTCTGCGCCAGCGCGGTTGAACTCACCAAGGCGGGTGGCGTTCTCGATCAATTCAGATGTGACGCGCAGCCATTCAACTGGCGTCTTTGCCACGTTCCAAGTCTTGTCGAGGAAGTTGCCAGCCTGATCTTGGCCTGTCAGCTTTGTGATTTCGGACTGGATGTAGCGACGATCCAGTGCCACGAGCGTTGCGTTTGCACCACCCGACTTGAGCCAGTTCTGGAACACCTCGTCCTTCTTCAACAGGTGGGCCGCGCCAACCAAGGTGTCGTAGATTGGGACAAACCCTACCTTGCTGTTGACGAACGCAGAGAACTGGTCGCGCACGAAGTTGCGCACCATGAAGTCTGGGCTGAGGGTCGAGCCAGCGCGAAGCAGCTTGGCTGGCGCTGACAAGAACTGCATCAACATGCCGACAGATTGAGCGTCGGTGGCTTTGAATGCGTCGGCCACTTCCTGCGCCGTCTTCAGCACAGTCCACTTGCCTTCGTTGAAGAAGCCGATTTCGTCGGCAGCCAACGGCTGGCGCACAGCGCGGAACACGGTCAGTGCTTCGGTGGGGAAAGCGTCGATGCCCTGCTCACGCAAGAACTTGCCAAGCTCCGCTTCTGTCACGGTGGTTGGGCGAAGCGCGGTTGGCTGCTTGGTGAAGAACTCTTCAGGGTGGTCTGCCTTCAAGCCAAGCTCGTAGAACGCCTTGCCCACTGCGTTTCGGTCAGCAAGCGTCAGGTATGTGTAAGTGTTCTTGATGATGGACTCGATGGGGTCCACGATGTCCATGCCCGAACCCTTGATCGACTTGATTGGGTTGCGGGTCTTGAGGCCAGCGCCAGCGCCGTTGTCGGGCATCTGGTTTTCGAAGATGCGGTAGAACGGGATGTACTGGTTGTTGAACTGGAGCATCGTTTCGTATGCCTTCTTGTCCAACACGCCAGCATCGCGCAAGTACGCTGTGATGCGGTTTTGGAATTCGACCAACTCACGCATGACGGGTTCGAACTTGCTGCCGCTCTCCTTGATGATTTTGGCCGCTGCGTCCACGTCGAAGCCCGACACGATATGGCGGTCCTTCAACTCCATCGCACGAGAAGCGACAGCGTAAGCCCGCAGACCATCGAGGTCGTCTTTGACTGGCTCAAGCACTTGCTTGAGCGACTTGCCGTTGTTCTCCAACGTCTTGAAGTCGAAGGTGCCAAGCTCAAGCGCTTGCTGCGCTTTGCCGTACACACCACGCAACAGTCGTGCCTGAACGTAGGGGTTCTCATCAGCGGGGACTTCCCTGCCGTTCGCCATAGCCTCAACCGCACGGTTGATCGGCGCGAGGTCATCGAGCGCGGCGGTGTAAATCTGGTCGAGGCTCATGCCCTTCTTGACGTTCTCGCCGCCAATGTTGACCTTCTCAAGAATGGTCTTCTGGGCTTCGGCCAACGAGCCGGGTTCGGGTGGGCCTTCTGCTGGCAGAGGCATACCGTTGGGGCCTTTGCCGCCACCGCCGCCAGCCAGCCCCAAGGCTTCAGGCTTCATGCCAACCATCTTCATCAGCGGGTACAGCATGGAGATGTCGCGGTTGCCCTTCAGCACGGATGCAATGGCATCGGCCACGATCTCGTCAGCGCGGGTAACGTAGTCCTGCTGGCCCAACTCAGGGCGGTCCCAGAACTCTGGACGCATCTCCTTGGACGCGTCGATCAGTTGATCCCAGTTAGGGATTTCCCTACGCAGCTTGGCGTCCGACCACTTGGAGAACTTGCCGTTCTGGTTCTCACGGCTGAAGTTCACACCACGGCGGGTGACGAGGATTGCATGGCCGAGTTCGTGGGCAAACACGAAGTCAGGATCGGTGATGCCTTCTGGCAGCTTTGCGGCCACCTCTGGTGGCACGGCGATATGGCCTTCGCTGCTGGAATAGTAGCGGCCATCGTTGACCGTGCGCACCTCGATGCCGAGGTTCTTCGCCATCGTTTCCAAGGCTTGGCGGCCAGTCGCAATAGCTGTCGTGGTGTTGGTCGCGCCGCCGGAAGACATGCCTTCGATGATGGCCGGAAACTCAACTCGTTTCGCGCTAGACGAAATGGACGGCGCGTTTTCTCCCTCAACCATCGACTTAAACAGCCTCGGAAACAACTCCTTGGCATCGTTGCCCGCCCACTCCACGCCGCGTTGACGCATACCTGCGAGAACGTCGTTCAAATCCCAGCCTTGTTCTTTGGCGTACTTGATTGCGTTCTTAAAACGCACACCATCAGCCGTGGTGAAAAAGTTTGGGTCGTCTATGTTCTTAACGTCCATAGCGATTGAACGACCCAACAACTCTGGGCTTTCAGTGTCGAAGTTCATGGCCTGAGTCGAAAACTCAGAGAACAAATCTTCAGGCACCTGCTTTTCATTCAAGAACTCTTGCATCTGATCAGTGGCGTTCTCGTCCAACCACTTATCTTTTGCGCGTCGTGTCATCGCCTCGAATTGGCTTGCTGCGTCTGCCCCGTAGAACCGCTTGACCGCTTCGATTTCAACACTGTCGTTGTGCTGAACAGCTTCCTTATACGCAGCATTCAACTCGTCTGGGGACATCTCCGACAACTGGCGGCTGTACGACGCCCGTTCTGCCTGTCGCTTTTTCGCAGCTTCTTGCAAACTCTGGAACGTGTTGCCTTGCTCGGTGCCCTTGAACATCGGATCAATCTGATCTTCGTATGCCTTAGGGAATTTGCCCGCAGCGATGTCCTGCGCAATCGTTGGGTCGCCTTTGGCGTCAGCGATGACTTGCTCTGGGGCCACGCCTGTCTTCTTGTAGACATCCATGAGCGCAGTCTTGCCCATGCCAGCGGCTTTCATCGAACCCTTCATGCCAAGCAGCAACACGCCCGCATCCGCAAAGTCTTGGACGTTGGGCACTTGGCCTTCGAGCGCCTTGCCCACCGTGACCATCGCGCTGATCTCGGCGCCCATCTGACCCACGCCCTTGACCATCGGGGTTGCGGTCTTGAGTGCAGCGCCAGCGGCAACGCCAGCACCACCAGTGGCCGCGCCAGTCACCCACGACTTGCCTGTTTCGAGCAGGATGCCGGACGCACGTTCGAAGAAGTCGCCGAAGCTGGCGAACTCTCCTTTGGTGTAGGCGTCGACCATCGTGGCGCGTAAGGCAGCGGGCATGGCAAACGCGCCAGCCGTAGCGGTGATTGCCGCACCGGGGCCTGTCTCGGCGCCCATGCCGCCACCAGCGGCAGCGCCAAGGATCATGGCCGGAACGTCACCCACCATCTGCGCGGCAGAGTTGGCGATGCGGCTGTACCACTGCTCGTTTCCGGTCAACTGCTTCTCAGGCACCTTGCCCGCGAGTTGCAGCCCTGTCACGGACATGCCCCAGCCAGCTTCAACAGCTTCACCGAATGTCAGCGGCTTTTGCTGACCATCTGGGCCAGTGGCTGCCTTCTTGATGTTGTCCTCGAACACCTTGCGGATTGCGCCGTCGTTTGGCGCTGGGGGTTGCGCCCCCAACCACTGGGTCACTTCTTGCTGGCTGAAGCCAGCAGAAATCAACTGGGTCGATTTCGACTTCACCCAGTCGTTGATCTCAGTGTCTGAGAAACCAGCCGCAGAGAGTTCAGAGATTTTGTCCATTACTTACCACCGTTGACGCGGGCGAGATACTGATCGGGTGTCTCGTTTGGTTGACGAGGCAGCTTGCTTGGCTGTGCAGCCGAAGCAGATTGTCTCACCATATCGGCGGTAGCTTTCATTCGATCTTGCGGAGAACGCTTGTATTTCGTCACCAAGGAGCCAAGGTATTCGCGGCTGTTGGGGTCGAGCAGTTCAGACAGCGCAACGCCGTTCTTGGCCTTGTCTTTGACTGTCTGCTGGAACTCTTGCGTGAAGTTGTAGTACTGCTTGTCGCCTTCGGGGTCGGTCACGCCCAGCGTTGTGCTGGTGATCTGCGACTTCGCCATCTTGAGGAAGTTGTTGCGGGCTTCACCCAACGGGCCGCCCTTGCCTTTCGCCACGTCCTGCAAGCGGCGCACGTCGTTGAAGCTCACGCCCTTGCCGACGTAATCCCAGATCGTGTCAGGGTCGGTGATCTCGCCCTTGATTACCTTGTCCAACACCTCGTTGAACACCTTGGGCTGCGTGTCGTCCATCTTGGCCGCACGAACGCGAATTGCGTTGAGCATGTAGTTCTTGTGCTGAAAGTCGAGCGACTTCGAATCCAACACCTCTTGCGGTGTCAGTTCGTTTCCTTCGAGCTTTGGCAGCAGGATGTTGAGTTCAGCTTCTTGCGCCGCCTTGCGCTGCTGTTCAGCAAACGCGATCTTCTGCTGGTCACGCACTTGGTTTGCGTTGACCTGCGCTTGCGCGGCTTGCAACACTTGGTACTGCTTGTCCCAAGGCAGTGCGTCAAAGTTCTTGTCGCCAAGCGAGATGGGTTTTCCGCCAGCAGCGATGATTGGTTCACCTGTCGACGCGGCCACGCCAGCGTTTGCCAGAATGTCAGCCACGTAGTTGCGCGTTTCTTTAGGGGCGTGCTCAAGCCAGTTGGTGCCCCACTTGTCGATGGCTTTCTGGACGTTGCCTTCACCCCAGTTGTAGCCAGCCAACGCCTTGCGGTAGTCGCCACCAAACTGCTTGAGCAGGTCAGACATATAGTTGGCTTGGCCGCGAATGGATGACGCGTCATCGTTGACGTTGACGTTGTATCGCTTGGCTGTCTCGTCCATGAACTGAGACACGCCCTTCGCGCCAGCGGAGGACACGACGTTGGTTCGGCCACCTGATTCCTGCATGACCTGAGCGGCCATGATGTTGCTGTCAACACCGTACTTCTCGGCGTTTTGCTGGATCGTGGGTGCAAGTGCATCAACTCGTGCGTTGGTCGTGGGCTTGGTCGAGTCCAACGCGCCAGAAACTCGCGCAGTCATGCGGAACTTCTGCAACATATCAGGGCTGACCTTAGCCAAGAACTGCTCAGGGTTGCGCTGGATTTGACCCATGATCGCACTCATACGAATGCTTTGCTCCCCCTCCATCTTGAGCCTGTCGCGATCAGTTTTGGGGATGCGGGCGTAGATGCCGCCGGGGTTGTCGATAGCCGACTTCAACTGAGCAACGGTATCGTCTACCTGTGTCTCGTCACGAAACGCGGCTTGACCAAGGCTGGTCACTTGCTCGTGGTGATCGTTGACCGCGCCCTGCGCTGCCAAGTGAGACTGACGTTCGATGGCGCGGATGGTGAACGTGGAGATCAAGTCACCGGACAGACGCTGAAACTCGCGCTGGCCCGCAGCCGTGGCGTACTTCACGCCTTCACGATCAAAGTAGTTCTGCATGGCTTCAACCATGCGAGGCGCAACAGTCTGATCGCCGGGATCAGCACTGTTATACATATCCTCCAAGTCCTTGGTGAACTGCGAACGCGCCTTGGCTGCGTCAGTGTAAACCTTGGTCAGATCGTTTTGAACGGCTTGCTGGTGTAGCACTTCCCCGACGTTCTGCATCGCCGTGCCAAGCTGCGCACCAAACGCATTTGGGCTGGCCTGAGAGTTGATGCCGCCCTGTGCGGTGATGCTGTCGTTATAGGTTGGGATTTGTGCCATGATCTACCTTTGTTAAGCCCAGCCCATGCTCTTGGCAGTCTCGTAATCCTTCATGCCGCCACTGCCAGCATTCAGGATGCTTGCTGTCGAGGCGTATTCGCCTTCAGTTTCACTGAGCGCGGCTTGGTTACGCAGACCTTGTGACTTGAGCGTGTAGTTGTACTTGAGCGTGAGGTTGTCGAGCATGGCGTTACGCACACTCTCGGCCAACACGTCAGTCGCAGATGCGCTGTCGGTTGAAACACCAGACGCGCCATACGCAGCAGTCGCTGCGCCAATCTTTCGGGCCGCATCGCGCTGTTGCGCTTCAGACGCAGCCACGCCTTGCTGCGTAGCAATCTCCGCGTTCTGACGCGCAATCGTTGCGTTGTAGTCTGCGGCCAGCTTCTGGCCTTGACCTTGGATGATGTTGCCGAAGAAAGACATTACTGAATCCTAGCGTAAATAGCAGTGTCGCCACCGTCCATGCGGAACCCTCGTAGGCATTCAGCTTCTAGAGTGAAGCCGAGCATTCGCGCCCAGCGGTGTCCTGCTTCAAATTCGCAGTCCACTTCCATCTCAATTCTACGATAGGTCAGCCCTTTTAAAGTGCGTTTGCCCACTCGCGTGAGCGCAATCATGTATGGTCCTGCGTGTTTGGAAAGGTACGCCCACAGCAGTGCGCGGTGGGGGTACAACTCAGACCAACCGAAACACGCCAGCACCTTGTCACCCTCGATGCACGAATACGTCTGCATGTCTTCGAGTTTCTTGATGTGGTCTTCCCCCACCAAGTTCTTGACGTAGGTCTGACTAGGCTGCTCTTCGACAGCCCAGAAGTGTTCGGCTTTGAAGGGGACCACGATCATCCCCCATCCTGTGTCTCTAGTTGGGCCACGACCATCAGCACGTTGCTTGGCAGCGGTTCGTCCTGACGCCAGAACACTTGGCCCTCAAGCTCGTAGCTGCCGTCCCACGCCCAGCGCTTGTCACCCGTGTAGAGCGCCACAGGCGCAGACATCGGATCGGCACTGGTGCGGAATGGCTCTGGGTACATATCGCCGTTGGTGGC